TCACATAAACGCAGCTGCCGCTTTATCCATCAGTGAGCCGTCATCGCCCCGTTCGAACAGATGCGAATACGTGTCCAATGTAACGGTAATCGAAGAATGTCCAAGACGCTCCTGAACGACCTTCGCAGGCAGACCCAATCCACCGTCGATTGGCCGATTGATACACCACGACGCATAGAAATGCCGAAGGGCATGAAGGCCGGTGTATTTAGCCGCAAGTTCGGCGTTCCCGTCCTTATCCACCTTGCCAGTTTTGACTGTGACGCCAGCCGCTATCTGTGCGGGCTGATACCATCGGTGAACTATGTTGCTATGATATTCAATAGCTCCCGTTCCCGTCGGGAATACAAGCCCGAGTGTTCCTTTTGGGCATTCGTCTTTCCATGCGTTCAAAGCATCGACCAGCGGGCCGGGGAGAGGGATCGTTCGTCTTCCCTTTTTCGACTTCGGGGAGCCTATTTCTTGATAGGCATCGGCGCGTTGCCGAATCGTGATTTCCGCGCGATCCAGATTGACATCTTGCCAGCGCAGGCCTCGCAATTCGGAAGCCCGCATCCCGGTCATGCACGCAGTCAGGATAAATACACGCGATTTGCCCGTAGCTGCCGCAAGGATCGCTTTTATCTCGGCGGGCGTCGGAATATCGGTGCCAACTTCGACCGGGCGCTGGTGGCGCGCTTCTGCTCTCTTTCGTCCTTTCGCTCGGCCCATGTCCTTCACGGCGTTCCGGACGACCAGACCGCGCTCCTGCGCGTCGGAGAGGAGCGAACCCAGACTGACACGGACGGCGCGTACCATCGCCGCAGATCTGCCTTCAGTCTTAAGCGCATCGAGGAAGTTGCGAATTTCCGGTACGGATATCTCATTCAATCGCTTTTTACCGATGAATGGATTGATGTGAAGCTCGACGTGCTGCTTGTACTGATCAACTGTCGACCGCTCCAGAGCGCCGTCGCATTCGGACAGCCAGAATTCGGCGGCCTTCTTAACAGTCACGGTGTCCGCATCAGCTACGTGAACGCGCCCCATGACTTCTATGTGCGATTGAGAGTCGAACGCTTCGGCCTCTTTTTTAGTCCTAAACGTTTTCAGATGGCGCTTGCCTTTCTGGTCGACATAATCGCAGACCCACGCTGTTTTTGCTACGCCTTTTGTCGTCCAGGTTCTTTCCCTAATGGACATGTATGTCTCCGTTTTGTGACTAACGGAATACGCGTAACATGGAAAATGAACCGTCGTCAAAAAAGCAGGTTGACATATCGCGGTGAGACACGCATCATTTTCGCGATGGGTGAATCCCATCTGCCCTACGGGGCTGGGCCGACTGCCGTAAACGAGGCGGGGCCAACGATTAAAAGCCGCCACCGAACCATGCGGCAAGCTTCCCCACCACCGAACCACAACAAGCCATACGTGCGTCTTTCTGCGCGCGCTGGTAACACGAGGAGATTCCGCATGAAGGCGGGAAACGATAATCTGGCCGATGACATGCTCGTCGGAGCGAAAGCAATTGCGTCATTCTCAGGCTTCGGAGAGAGGACTGTTTATCACTTGGCAAAAACCGGGGTGCTGCCGACATTTAAAGTCGGCGACTTGGTGTGCGCTCGGAAATCCAAGCTTCTCGCGTTCATTGAAAAGCAGGAGGCCGCATGACCAGCGCCGCATCTGTTTCTTATTTCTTGACCCACGAAGCGTCCCGCATGACCCGTGAAGCCATGCTCGACCTGTTCAACGCAGAATTCCCAGATTACGAGGGGAATGAGGAATTCCATCGAGGGCTTCGCGCCGGAGTTGCTATATTGCAGCAGGAAGCTGAGCGACGCGGTGAGAACCTTGATATTCGGGGCGCCCTTGCGCGTCTCGCAAAAGTTTCCCGGTATGAGATAGAACGGGAATTTGCAGAGGACGTGGCTGCTTATCCCATGGGGATATCGGCGGCCATCCACTAACCCACTACCACCACACCAAACAGCATGCGCTGACGCCCGCGCCACGGGTCGACGCGCGCCTGAACACGAAGGAGCACTTGAATGAATATCGCAGCAGAACACCACAACTCAGTAGGTGCCATCCGTAAGCAATCGGACAGTCTTGCAGAATTTATCGACCATCACGAAGATCCAATTGACCTGGCAGACATAGTGAAGAATTTCCCAGATCTACGCACTGCTACCGTCATGTTGGCAATCGGTAAAACCCGAAAGCTTGACCTCTATCTCGCGGATAATTCGGCAGAACTTTTGTTCCGAGGCCACAACCTTCTCACCGAGCGCGCAGTGCTCTCCGATGAAGATTTCGCCAGCCGACTACACGGGATTATTACCCTGGCGAAGTGCTCGGCGGCTGCGGCATGACCGACCAGTCCGCAAAGCTGGCGTCGTTCCTGCACAAGCTCGGACCCGACGCCGACCTTTCCGAAATGCGAGATGAATTCATGAATCTCTTCCCTGGCATTACGCGGGAAGAGTGGATGCGCGGCTTCGCCATCCACGATGAATGCATCCTTATCGATGCCGCCGTATCGACCGGGAAACCGATCGACCTGCAACAGCAGATGGCCGCAATCGGGTGGAATCTCGCTCACTGAACCAACCACACCACCTACTGAACACGAGGAAACAACATGGTTGATGAACCTAATTATCACGAGGGCATGCAGTGCTACGTGAATTCCATCCATTACGATTTTCACACGAAGACTGGCACCGTCTTTATGGCCGAAGATTCATGCACTGATATGTCGGGATGCATTGCATTCTTTGAACGCATAGACCCGCAGGCGCTGCTTGTCAGGACGCTCGCAGGAGAAGAAGACGACACGGTTTATCGGCGCGGTCCACGCCGTTGGTCCGCATTTGCACCGGGCGTTCTGTAACCATGACGGCGCGAATTTTCAATGTCACCCCCTCGCGTCGCGGCGAGGGGAACACGCTCGCCTGGTTTGATGCGGAGTTCCCGAATGGCGTCAAAATTTACCGGCTGAAGCTGGTCGAAACGCGCAACGGGCATCGGGTTTACGGCCCGCGCGATCATATCGGACAAACCATCTCTTTGCCGATCGAGCTTGCAGATCAACTCGCCATCCTTGCAGTCTCACAGTGGAAAGCAGTCGCCCCAAATGACAATCATCGACGTTAAATCTGCTGCTACTATTCTGGGCGGCGAAACTTTTCGTGGAAATCGCGTTCTATGCCCTGGACCTGGGCACAGTAAAAGCGACCGCAGTCTGCAGGTCACGTTCAAGGCAGACGGCAGTTTTACCGTTCGCAGCTTTGCTGGTGATGACTTCCGGGAGTGTCGAGACTATGTGAAAGCGCGTCTCGGTCTGAGCGACGATCAGCCCGTATCATTCGCAACGCCATTGCCAGTGTTGGACGTGGACAAGCTGCGCAAGCAGCAGACTGCAACTGATATCTGGGCAAGGTCCATACCTATCGCTGGCACCTTGGCGGAAGTGTACCTTCATTCTCGCCATCTCGCGTATGACGGCGAGGCCCTCCGCTTTTGGCCAGGCGGTCGCGCCATGGTCGGACTCATCACCGATGCTATAACGGGCGTCCCCATCGGTATTCATCGCACTTTCCTCGATCGCGATGGCAATCGCATCGAAAAGAAGATGCTTGGCGCTGCTTATGGTGGCGTTGTGCGTTTGTCGGGCGACGATGAAGTGAGTACTGGATTGTCAATCTGCGAAGGAATCGAGACAGGTCTGGGCGCACTGCGTTTCGGTTATGGACCGGTATGGGCCTGCTTGTCGGAAGGCACGATGCGCCGATTTCCAGTGATTGACGGTGTCGAGGCGCTGACAATCTTTGCAGACAATGACCGGAACCGCGTTGGCCTGCGCGCCGCAGATGAATGTGCGCGCCGTTGGCATGAGGCTGGCCACGAGGTGACGATTATCGCCTCTGAAACGGTGGGCGAAGACATTGCAGATATAGCAGAGAGGGCAGCGGCATGAAATCTAACTGCGCAGTAAACAATATCCGGTCAACCATTGCCGCGTACCTGCGGCACCGTTCCGGCATATCGCTAATTGAGATGTGCCGCGACATAGTCGGGTTTGCCGGGGACAAAACTTGGATCATTGCCGACGCTAATCTTGTTGTATGGCCGGGCATGTCCGACGAAGCCGTCGAGGCGATGATGGCCATGATAGTTGCAGAAGAAATTACGCCGACTGTCACCACGCCTTTTGTCTATCTCTATGATGGCGGGATGCTGGATATGCCGGTGGCTAAGCGCCTCAAGCATTACAAAACAAAGCGCTGGATACCGCTGGTTTTTGCCGGAGGTGCCGCATAATGGTGGCAATACCCGGAACGAAAAGCGTCGTCTACGATCCCGATAAGCCGGCGCCGGAATTGCAGGCGTCTAACGACAATGATCCAGCCAAGGGTAAGCAGGTGCTCAATCTGCGAGACTGGACATCGTCCATTTACGCCAGTGAACCGCCTCCGGTGGAATACCTGGTCGACGGCGTGATCGAAAAGGGAATTCCTGGCCTGATCGCTGCTATGGGCGAAGTCGGTAAATCCTACCTCATGCTGGAGCTTGCGCGAAGAGTGGCGTTCGGTTCATCTCGTTTTGCATCTCCAATTTTCGGCGGCCAGGTCGTTCAAGAAGGAACCGCCGTCTTTCTTACGGGCGAGGATGACCGCAACGCACTTCATAGGCGTATGCATGCAATCGATCCGGAACAGGCCCGCTTGACCGCGCGTAATGAACGGTTAATTGCAGTTCCTCTTCCATCGGCGGCGCCATCGATCCAGCCCTTTTGGGTCGAGAAGAAGGGAGAGCTTGTCGAAACCGAAGCCTGGTCTCGTCTGAAAGACCAACTGCTGTCGTTTTCCGATCTCCGTCTGGTCGTTCTGGACCCGTTGCAGTTGCTGGCACTTCTACCGTTGAATGAAGACCCAGCGGCAGGGCAGTTCGTTTGTGCGTCTATTGCGTCATTGGCGGCAGAGAGCGGCGCTAATGTATTTTTCACGCATCATATGAACAAGGGTGCTAAATCGATCGCAAATCTGGCGGATGCCCGCGAAGCGGTGCGCGGCACAACCGCCATCGTTGACGGTGTACGCGTTGCATATGGCCTGTGGTATGGCGACGAACAAAAAAGCAAGGCGATATGCAAACAGATCGGCATCCCGTTCACGTTCAACCGTATAGCGTACGGCGGCGTTCTGAAGGCAAACGGTGCGGCCAAGCGCATTCTGACCACGTATTCGCGAAATCCTTCGGGCCTTCTGGTCGATGCTAACGCCCGACTTGGTGGAGATTTCATCGACCAAGACGATCTTCGTACAGCATTGGTTATAGCCATTGAAGCCGCCGCAGCTGATGGACAGCCTTTTGCAAAAACAGGACAAGCCGGATTGTTTGAAAACAAGGAGCGCTTGCCGGAAGATTTGCGTGGTGTGTCGCGACATAAATTAGAGGCAATGGCCGAGGATGCACTCGAAAAAGGGGATATCGTCAAAGCTACCGCAAGGGGCGAAAAGGTAGCGAAATGGCTTGATGTTCCTGGCGGACAATTCGCGATTGGCATCGGTGAATTCAGGGTCGGAGCCGTACGAAAACCCGTTTCCAACTAGAATGGAAATGAGACGTTTCCATGGAAATGGAAATGAAAGTGAATAAAATCAAATACTTACCATTTCCATTTCCGGCGTTTCCAAGGTTGAGCGGAAACGCACAAGCCATTGAAATCACTTACGTTTCCGGGTTTCCAAAATTTACCCCTACTACGTAGGGGAAGGCGTCTGGGAACGCCATCCCCCAGTTATGCGAATAACAGCCTTGCCGTCTGTGGCCCATTAACACCGCATTTATAAAACCACCACACCATCATTCTTGGCCCCACCAGCCATCACCACAACACGAGGAACTTCATGTCTCATTTGCAGAAAAATATTCACGCTGCCCTTTTTGGCGTTCCAGAGTTAGAGCGCCTGGAACTGCATACGATCGCCGAAAAATGGGCGGCAGACAAAAACCGCCCGACCATCCCGTTTCAGCGATTGGCCGAACTTGCCTTTGTAGAAGGATGGTCGCTATCAGAGCTTCCAGCTAATCCCGTCTACACTCAAGTCTCGCAATCGAAAGCCTGGGTATCTGCGGCGTTGCTTGGCGCGATCTATCAAATTTCTGCGGCTTACCGCCGTCGGTCCAACGACACGCACCAGCGGTCCCTTTTGGAGGAACTACAGGACAAGGTCGCACGGCTTACAGCATCATGTCGGGCAGCTTGGCGAGCGTCAGATTTAAAGGTGCCATTTCGCGAACCTCGCCGTGTAGGCACCAGCGCGTATTCGCCCGAGCCGATGGATGCAACTGAGCAGCATAATGACGGCGCGTTGCGTGGGAAGCGGATATCGCGGGCCAAACTGTATGAGCAGCGTCCTGACCTTCGCGACGGAGAAGCAGCATGAGCACCACGTCAGCCGATGCCTCGCTGATGATCGAGGTCGATACGGGCCAATACGTAAACTGGCTGACTGTGCTACGGAACGGCCTGCTTGGTCGGCGCGACCCTGCAAGCAAGCGACAATACCGACGCCGCGAAATGGGAATAGAGAGTGCTGCTACTGATGCGCACGACACCCATCTTGCTCTGAAGGAAATGCGCGAGGGCGCTATCTTTGGGCGCCCCACGGCACCGGTCAATATTTTTGCGGCTCCAGCCGGACCGGTTCAGAATCCTTACCGGACACGCACCCGCTGGCTGCGAGACCAGTCCGGCGCACTGGTCCGTGACGAACACGGCCTTCCAATGCCTGAGCCGCGCAAGGTGACGCGCCGGTCGTCAGTAACTGACCCGCGTACTGCGGCTTGGCGGAGTATTTCAGGCCAGAAAGTGCGCATCGCCAAAACTTGGACGGAGGGGAAAATGAAGGAAGAACATTCACCGCAAGAACGTGAACTCGGCCGGGCGATTGCTTGGTATCGGCGTGTTGTAGCCGAAGAAGACCTGACCGCGGCACTGGAAAAAGCAAACAGCCGTCACACAGAGCTGCTCGAATCTGCGGCCAATGACAATGAGCCTCAACAGGGTTGGGAACTGTTGCGGCAACTTCGCCGCGATCATCGCCATGACGATATCGAGGTTGTCGAACTGTATCGCGGGTTGTGTGGTCTGATTGCCAGCAATCCGTTGCAAGGTATCGACTATGGATATGATGCCAGCATGGAAAAAGAGTTCACGTCCGATAAGATGACTACTGACGAAATCGACCAAGCGGCAGCCAATGATTGGCCGACGACAGATATTCCCGGTGGCGAAATCAAGTATGGTAGCGTTCGCAAACGCAGCAAGTCGGACCTTGGATGGACGCATCCACAGAAGCAGTATGTAAAAGCTGATGATGATACGAAGGTCAAAGCACGCCCGTTTTCCGTGAAATTCAATGAGAACGTCATGATCGCAAAAATCGATATGCGACCTGTTCTGGAGGAATTGCGTGCGTCTCTCGGCATTGGACTGGATGCCTTTGAGGATGCGGTACTCGCCGGCAAGACACTGACAGAGATCGGCGAGGCCCGAGGCTATAAACATCGCCAAGCATCATCTGTCGGTAAGGAACTTGTTTATGCGTCCATCGGCGCTCTCCGTGTCGCATGGCAAAAGATAAAAACGCGCCAGCGGAAAGAGGCGAAGCAGGCCATTCGGAATGTTCAGCGTGCCCGCGAGCAATTGGAAGCACGGCAATACAAGCGAGCCGCATAGTGATGTGTACGTGAAACCCGCTGCCATCCGTATCAGGGAGACGAGAATTACATACGAAAGCCCGGTCGCAAGCCGGGCTTTTTCTATTTCAGATCAGCGTGGGTTTGCTCCTTTCCCCACGCTGTAGCTGTGAAGACGGTTTCTCCTCCCGTCGTAGCAGCGAAGCCGGTTGAGCGCTGTCCCCGGCGCTCCCGGCATTATTCCCTTGAGTGGGATCACAAATTGGCTGGCATCTTCATAGATCGGGCGTTTGGACTTCGCGGGTTACTGGCTACGGCCATACTGGCGATGTGTGACAGGCGGTGGGACTAACGCTATCCACCGTGCCAGCCAATCCATTCAGCAGTGTAGAGCAGTCCGGTAGCTCGTCAGGCTCATAACCTGAAGGTCACGGGTTCGAATCCCGTCGCTGCAACCAATCTTCAAGGGTGTGAGCCCGCATGACAGCCGAACGGGAGTGATGAACCGCGTCGGCTGTCCAGTTTCATGAGGTGATGCATGACTGATCAGCGTTCGGATGACTTGCAACGACGTATAGATGCGATGGCCGACCGACTTGGTGTTCGCGCCAAGATGGAATCGGAGAGAAGACGATCAGAGCGGGTTGAGCAATTCTGGAAGCGCGCATTGGCGCGAGCAGAAGCGGAACGTGCTAGGGAACGTGAACGCGTCGAACTGCTTGCCAGATGCATCGTCGATGAGTTTGAGCGCAGGGCCTTTCGGGCTGATTGGTTATCATGACCGACCCACGCAGCGCTGAGGCGAAGAAATACCGCGCGCTTTATAAGTCAGCCAAGTGGCGACGCATTCGTGAAGCCCAGCTTCGAATGCAGCCTTTGTGCGAATATTGCCTTCAATCGGAAGTCGTAGAGCCCGCCACCGTCGTTCACCACGGCGATGGTGGCCACAAGGGCGATGAACATAAGTTCTGGACCGGACCTTTCGTGTCGCTTTGCAAAGAGCACCACGACCGCGATGCGCAGCGCGAAGACCTCGGTCAGAGGGTCATCAGATTCGACGCCGAAGGGTGGCCCATCGGGTGATGTGGCCTAAAAAGACACACCCCGGGGGCTATCTCGGTCTCTCCGGCCATCGACCGGCGGGAACCGGCGATGGGCAAACGCGCACGCAAAACCATTTGAAAATATGACCCTGATTTTTGCCGGAGCGCTGCTCGACGGCTGGATACATTTTACACAAAACCTGTGAGGATTCAATGGCTAGGCCGAGAAATCCCATCGCCAAAGCCAAGGCGGAGGGGAGAGATAAAACACATCCTACCCGCTTCAAAGATCGCAAGGACGTTAAAGCTGACGGCCCGCTGGGTAATCCTCCCGCCTGGTTGAAGGATACTCCAGAGAGTAAAGCCAAGGCGGCTTGGAAGCTGTTTGAAAAAGAACTGCCGTGGCTGAACCAGTCACACCGGATGTTGGTCGGAATGGCCGCAAATATTCAGGGGCGAATGATGGCGGGTCAAGAGGTTGGAGTGCAAGCGATGAACCTGCTGCGTCAGATGCTCGGCCAGATGGGCGCGACGCCTGCGGACGCATCGAAAGTTGCCGTACCTGACGACGGCGATGAAAAGGATGATCTGGTAGATGAGTGATACACCTGCGCTGGAGCGTGTCAGCGCTTATGCGCAAGCTGTCCTTGACGGCACCGAGATTGCCGGCCCGCACGTCCGAAACGCTTGCCAACGACATTTCGATGATCTGGCGACAGCGCATGAACGCGGGATCTACTGGAACGATGCGAAAGCTCACCGTGCCATGCGGTTCTTCGAAGAGCGGCTGAAGCTTAACGATGGCCAGTTTGATGGGAAGCCGTTCAAGCTGCATGCCTCGCAGGCTTTCAAACTTGGTTCGATATTTGGATGGGTCAACTCGGAAGGCAAACGCCGCTTCCGCCGCGCCTACATCGAAGAAGGCAAGGGCAACGGTAAGTCGCCGTTTGCTGGCGGGCTTGGTCTTTGCGGCCTGATGGCAGATGGGGAAGCGGGTGCGCAAATTTATGCGGCCGGCGCGAAAAAGGAGCAGGCCGGAATCCTCTTTCAAGATGCTGTGAAGATGGCTCGGTCAGCACCAAAACTGGTAAATCGCCTGAAATTCAGCGGTGGCCTTGGGAAAGAGTTCAATATCGCCTTCCACGAGAAAAAATCGTTCTTCAGGCCGATTTCGAAGGACGCCGGGAAGACAGGCTCTGGTCCGCGACCACATTTCGCTCTTTGTGACGAGGTGCATGAGCATCCTGACCGCTCAGTCATGGAAATGCTGGAACGTGGTTTCAAGTTCCGCCAGCAACCGCTGCTGGTGATGATCACGAACAGCGGGAGCGATCGAAATTCGGTTTGCTGGGAAGAGCACGAACATGCTGTTCGCGTCGTTGCTGGCACAAGAACGCCAGATGATGACTTCTCCTATGTCGGGGAGGTAATCGATGACACGACGTTCGCCTATGTCTGCGCTCTGGACAAGGGCGACGACCCGCTAAAAGACCCGTCTTGCTGGAAGAAGGCTAACCCGCTTCTCGGCGTGATACTGACGGAAGAATATCTAGCTGGCGTCGTGGCTCAGGCCGAGCAGATACCCGGCAAACTGAACGGCATTTTGCGGTTGCACTTCTGCGTTTGGACGTCAGCCGACAAGGCTTGGATGCCGCGCGAGACCGTGGAAGCGGTGATGGATGATTTCGATCCGATCGGTGAACATCGCGGCAAACAGTTGTTCCTGTCCGTCGACTTGTCAGCCGCGCGCGATATGACGGCCCTTGGATGTGCTGTGAAAACCGGCACGAAGACCATGGAACGGGAAGACGGCAGCACCATAGAACTGCCAACGTTCGACGCATGGATTGAAGCATGGACGCCAGCTGAAACTCTGAAAGCCCGCTCGCTGGCAGATAAGGCGCCATACGATGTTTGGGTCGAACAAGGGTTTCTGAATGCCTCGCCGGGCAGCCGCATTCGCTACGATTTCGTCGCACAGCGAGTCGCTCAGTTATCGCAAGAGTTCGACGTCGAAGGCATCGCCTACGACCGCTACGCCTATGACAAGTTCCGCGAGGAACTGGACGCAATCGGCGTTGAAGTCGAGCATATCCCGCATCCACAGGGCGGCAAGCGACGGTCGAAGGCCAGTGACAAGAAGATCGAAGCCGCAAAGGCTGCTGGCCTTCCAGAACCGCAAGGCCTCTGGATGCCCGGCTCTGTCACTGAACTGGAAAACGCCATAATCGATGGTCGCGTCAGACTTCGGCGCAATCCAGTGCTCATGACTGCCCTAATGGGCGCGACCTTCGATCGCGATCCACTCGATAACCGCTGGTTCGTCAAGACGAAGGCATCGGTACGCATAGATACTGCCGTGGCCCTAGCCATGGTTACCGGTTTTGCAGCCGATACACCTATCGAAGTCAAGTCCTCGCTATCACCATGGGACGACCCAGAATTTACTCTAACGAAAGTAGCCTCATGAGGATATTCCCGCGGTTCTCGCGTTCGCGACGAGAAGCCGATATTGAGCAACGCGCCAGCCCTGAAAACGCTGGTGTACCGGTGAGTGCTGAAAATTTCCTAGCTTACTTTGGCGTTCAACCGGTCAACCTTCCATCTGTCACGATCGAAAGCGCCTTGACTGTGCCCGCGGTTCTTGCTGCGGTTTCGTTTCTTTCCCGCACAATGGCCGCGTTGCCTCGTCACGCATATCGTGATGGCAAAGGCGGTTCCAAGCGTCTGGGCGGTAAGCTTGAGACCATTGTGAACACAGCCCCCAACTCGGATATGGGCGCTTTCAAGTTCTGGCAGTACTTTTGGCAGCAGGTTTTTACTGGCGGCCGTGGTCTGGCTTGGATCGAGCGATCGGGAAAAGAAGTTTTGGCTTTGTGGCCGATGGACCCGACCAAAACCACCGTCAAGCGAAAAGGTCTGGCTGTTGTCTATCGATTTGACAACAAGGAATATCCAGCCGCCGACGTCATAGACGTGCCGTTCATGTTGCGGGCCGATGGCATTCGCCATTTCGGCCCTATCGCTCAGGCAGCCAAGGCAATTCAGCTTGCCATCGCCATGAATGACTACGGGTCGAATTTTTTCGCCGGCGGTGGCGTGCCGCCTCTAGCTCTAGAAGGTCCGCTGCCTCAAGGCGGGGCGGCAATGCAACGGGCGATGGGTGATATTCATCGCGCAATTGACGAAGCCCGAAAGAGCGAAAAGCCGATCTTCCCAATGCCGCCTGGCCACAAGTTGACCCAGGTTGGCTATGACCCAGCCAAGGGCCAGATGATTGATGCGCGTCGCTTTCAGGTCGAAGAAATCGCCCGCACATGGCAACTTCCACCTGTATTCTTGCAGGATCTCACGCATGCGAGCTTTTCGAATGCAGAACAGCAGGATCTGCATCTCGTAAAGCACCTGATCATGCAATGGGCCAAGGCGCTCGAAGACGAGATGAACCTGAAGATATTCGAGGTTGCTGGCGGCACTCGCTACATCCGCCACAATCTGGACGGGCTTCTCCGCGGCGACTTCAAGAGCCGCATGGACGGTTATGGGGTGGCAATCCAAAACGGTATCCGGACACCAGATGAAGTGCGTTCTCTGGAAAACTTGCCAGCCAAGGGCGGGGCGGCGGAGCAGCTTCATATTCAGGGCGCCACCGTCCCGCTGGGTACGCAACCGGCGATCGCTCACCCCCCTGCCAACGACAATTCTGTTGAGGAAAATGCTGCAGCATGACCGAAATTGAAAAACGTAGCGTGTCTCTCGGCGTAGAGACCCGAGCAGACGACAGTAAACGTGTGCTGACTGGATACGCGATTATCTGGAATAGCAGTACGACCATCGGCGACTATTTCGTCGAGCGGATTGCACCCGGCGCTTTTTCCGGGTCGATTGGCGGCGACATCCTGGCCCTTCTGCACCACGATTCTGGTCGTGTGCTGGGTCGTACCAAAAGCAACACGCTTAGGCTGAAGGAAGATGCCCGCGGGCTTCACGTCGAAATCGATGTGCCCAACACCACCGACGGCAACGATCTATGGGAACTGGTCGAGCGCGGTGACATCACCGGAATGTCCTTCGGGATGCGGGTAACGAAGCAGGAATGGGACGATACAGGCGCGATACCTCATCGCACCATTCTTGAGGCGGAGCTTTTCGAAGTCACGGCCACTCCCACACCCGCCTACGAAGACACGCATCTGGCGAAGCGCTCGTTAGATGTGTGGCGAGCCGAGGCAGATGCGACTATTGCACGGCGTCGAGATGAAAATCGAACGGCGGCGGCCCGCCGTATCGCCGAGAAACGCGCCTCTTTTGAGCAGCGAATTCGCGGCATCGCCTGATGTCGTGACCATTACCCGGCATGCCGGAGGGTCTGCATAGCAGGCCAGAGCAAAACCGTTATCTTCAAGGAAAATCTAATGTCTCTTACCGAACTGCACGAGCAGCGCGGCCGTCTGGTCACGCAGGCTCGCGAAGCCCTCGACGAAATCAAGTCGAACACCGACGAAGCGCGATCCAATGAACTGAACGAACGCCATGACCGCATCATGGTAGAATTCGACAAGATCGAAAATCTTATCAAGCGCGAGAAGACACTGGCTGAAATTGAAGCGCGCGCAGCAGATGAGCGAGCACGACAGCGCCCGATTTCCGATTCCGAAGGTCGCGGTAGCGATGTCGGCGATGAAATCGAATATCGTTCCGTGTTCTATAAATTCCTCGCCAACAATGCCGATATCGGCGAATTGTCGGGAGAGGAGCGCGCCGTTCTAAAGCGTGGCGTTCAGCCCGCTGCCGAGACCCGTACGCAAGTAACGGCGACCAACGCCGCCGGTGGCTACACCGTACCGGTCGAGCTCGCCAACGAGATCGTCAAGTCTATGAAGGCTTGGGGCCCGATGTACGATGAGGACATCGCGACCGAGATCGTTACTTCCGCTGGTAATCGTATCAACATTCCGACGGTTGATGATACCGGAGTTGAAGCCGAAAAGCATACCGAAGGAACGCCATTGACCGACGATGGCGGCAAGGACGTGACGTTCGGTCAGAAGAATCTTGACGCGTTCGTTTACGACACTGAGTTCGTCAAGTTCTCCATGGAACTTGCACAGGATTCAATTTTCAGCGTTGAAGCCCTGCTTGGCCAGCTTCTGGGCGAGCGCCTTGGTCGTATTGCAAACAAGCAGCTGACCATCGGCACCGGCACTGACAGCCCGAACGGTCTCGTCACCGCGTCTTCGCTTGGCAAAGAAACGGCTGCCTCGGCGGCGATCACTTCTGATGAACTGATCGACCTGCTGCATTCGGTCGACCCAGCTTATCGCCAGAGCCCGAAAACGCGCTGGATGTTCAACGACCTTACCCTGGGTTCGGTCCGTAAGATAAAGGATAACGAAGGCCGTTACATCTGGTCGATGGGCGACATCACGAAGGGTGAGCCCGGCACCCTGCTTGGCTATCGATATAGCATCAACCAGGCAATGGCTGGCATCGGCGCGGGCAACAAGCCAATAGTGTTCGGTGACTTCGGCAAGTACTTTGTCCGAAAGGTCGGTTCTCCGGTGATTGGCGTTCTTCGCGAGCGCTTCTGGCCGGATCTCGGCATTGCCGGCATTATCCGCTTTGACGGTGAGCTCGGCGATACCGCTGCGGTCAAGCATCTCGTAAACGCTGCATCTGGCGGCTAGTCAATCTTCGGGGCGGTTTATCCGCCCCGTTCCTTTTTGGGAACGCTCATGAAAATTACGATTACGACCAGTCTGTCAGGGCCGACCTACACGCTCGAACCTGGCGCCGTCGCCGACTTTGCCGAGGCCGAAGCGATCCGCCTCATCAAAGCTGGTTTTGCTATTCCCGCTACAGATGATGGCGAAGTCGAACGTGCTGTGAAATCCGTTCCCAATGTGGAGAGGCGCGAGAAGCGAGGCCGATCGAATGTGGCATCCGTATAAGGTCGCGCAAGATCCGACGGGCGATGTCATCGCGCTTGAGGATGTAAAGCGCCATTTGAATGTGATGCACGACGACGATGACGTTTACATCCGATCGCTCATTACGGCCGCATCTGACTTTGTTGAGAAGTATTGCGGGATCGTCGTCGCCGGGCAAAAAATCGAAGCGTCCTGTGATGCTTTTTCCGACATGTCTCGTCTGTCGGTTGGTCCGGTAACAGAAGTCGATAAGATCGAATATATCGCTCCCGACGGATCGAAGAACAGCGTAAGCGTTGATGCATATGTTTTGAACAGCGATGGTGTCGAGCCGTCAATTGTACCGGCATACGGAAGCCATTGGCCGATTGTTAGGCCGGGCTCTCGTGTGTTGGCCACCCTGAACGCAGGTTTCAATCCACTTCCAGCATCTATTCGTCACGCCATGCTGTTGTGGATTGCCGATGCTTACCTCGTTCGGGCTAACAGTGCGACGGTCGAATGGACGGCTTTTGACAGCCTGCTTTGCAACTACCGAAGAGGTCGATAATGGCCGACACGAAGTTTCGAGCTGATGCAATCGGCCAGTTGAACGCCCGCATCACCTTCGCCAAACGGGTCGAGATTGATGATGGTTTCGGCGGCACCCGCGGCGAGTGGCAAGACCAATTCACAGTGCCAGCCCGTTTGAAACCGAAGTTTGGCGGCAATGCTGAAAGCCTCGTGGCATCAAGGCTGGTTTCAAAGCAGCCCTATAACTTGACGATCTACAGCAGCAGAGCGGCGAGACAGGTAACGGCCTCATGGCGTGCCTATGACGCTCGGGCGGGCAAGACCGGCGAAAACCCCAATCGCGTTTTTGGCATTAAAACCATCGTCCATCCCGACGAAACAAACCGCTTTCTCGAAATGCTGGTTATCGAAAACGAGGTCGCCTGATGGTGGTTCGTGCAAGGCTCAAGCGTACAGATTTGCTGAAAAAGATTCAGCAGATCGCGCCGAAGGCCATTGAGAAAATGGCCGAGGCCCAAATGCAGGTTGCTGAAGAAGTTGCCGAAGCCATCAAGGCGCGCGCGCCCGAGCGAGCGATTGGAGGCGGGACATACAAGAACAGCATTCATGCCGCGCGACAGCGCGATAATCCTGACATGGAAATCTTCGGCGCCCGCAAATCGACTGACCCTAACGCGGTAGGCGTCTACGGAAGCTGGATCTGGCGTTTTCTGGAATTCGGCACGAAAGCCAGTGCGGGCACTGCGGCCCGCGTTGATCGTCGATACAAGTCTGGCACCGTCATGACAAAGGCCAAAGGTCCGCACGCAGCTACGCCCGCTATGCCGCACGTTTTCCCGGTATGGCGCGGCATGCGAAAGAAAGCCGTTCGTCGCATTCGTGCGGCGATGAATAAGGCGATCAGAGAGGCCATGCAAAAATGATCGATAGCGAAAGCTTGGAATTACAGGGTGCTGTTGTTTCTCGTTTGAAAGCATGGCCAGACCTGCAAGCTCTCGTCGGCACCAAGATTTACGACATCGTGCCGTCAGACACTACTGCGCCTTACGTCGAGATCGGTGACTTTGATGATCATCGAGACGACAAAACCTGCGTTTCCGGTCGGCTTATTTACGTGACCATTCACGTCTGGACAAAAGCACCGGCTGGTAGCAGCCGTGTGGAGGCCAGCCGGATCGCAAGGGCCGTAGAAGGTGCGCTCACTGAAGCCAGCCTGACGATGCCGTCATATCGGCTCGTTTCTTTGGACCACACCCGAACGCAAGTCTTCAAAGACCTGGATGACGCCCACCTCCATGGTGTCGTCGAGTTTACCGCCAGGACAGAACGCCTGTCCTAGCTCACCTCCCAAAACAAGACAGTTCAACCACAGCCCGCCACTTCGGCGGGCTTTTTGCATTTAAGGATATCAAAATGGCCGATGGTCAACAGATTGGTCGCCTTCTCCTCATTCAGATCGGCGATGGTGCAACTCCCGAAGTTTTCACGAACCTCTGCGGCTTGCAAACCCGTTCGTTCAATATGTCGGCTAACTCCGTCGATACCACTATCCCAGATTGTCAGAATCCCGGCGCAACGCCGCAGAAGACTGGGGTACCCGGGATCAAGCAGCGCACCTTTACCGGCTCCGGTAAGTTCGTGGCGGGTGCGAACTCCGCGTACTTTATCGGCAAGGTGAACGACGCCGCGATTTTCAACGCGATCGTAATTGTTCCTGGCCTTGGCTCATATGAAGGTCCTTGGTTCGTGACGGACTTTGAATTCTCCGGCGAGCAGGAAGGCAATATGGACTTCAGCGCCACCTTCGAAGCGGCAGGCCCGCTGACTTTCGAAGCTGAGGTCTAAGAATGGAGCTTCCGGTTAACGGAGCTCGCGGCGAAGTCGGCGTCACTATCGGTGGCGTCGAAATCGTCCTCGCGGCAACAATGAAAGGCTTGGCAGCGGTTTCTGAAGAGCTCGGCTGCAAGTCAATGAACGATCTCTTCGCACGACTGTCGGACGCCGAGATCAACGCTGCAATTGTCGGCCTTCGACACCTAACGGTGCAGGGCGACGCAGCTGCGGCTATCGAGCGATTGAATTTAAGCCATTTCGCTTCGCTCTCCACTGCATTTCAGGCTGCGCTTGCGCATCATTTCAAAGGCGAGCCGGCGGGAAACGGGGAAGCCGGGGGAAAGTAGAAGCGGTTGACTTCCCTTGGCAGGCGTGGCTGCAAGCCGCTTTCGGAATCCTGCGATGGACGCCGAAAACATTCTGGAACTCGTCTCTGACGGAGTTCCTTGCCGCTCTTGATGGCTTCACGGAAGCCCGAGGCGGGAAGAAAAACGCAGAGCCACCGACCGACGCGCAGATGGATGATCTGCTCAAGAAATACGGAAAACCCAAGAAGCCCGCCTAGCGCGGGCTTTTTCTTTTTTAAGGAGAGCCGCGTGGCCGAAGAAAACACCGATATTATTCTATCCATTTCTTCAGATGTCGCATCGATGCGACGTGCGCAGAAGCGAATGGAAGAAATGCTGAACTCTATGGGCAGGAGTTCCGACAGCGCCTTCAATAAAATAGCAGACCGGGCCAATGCCGATATGCGCCGCATTGAGGAGGGCGCAATCAAGCTTCGCCGCCAGCTCGACGCGACATTCCAGAAATCGTTCGGCGGCAGCTTAAATAAAGGACTGGCTGCGGTCGGCTCCGTCTTGGGTACAAACGAGGTCCGCAAGTACGCAGACCAATGGACGACTGCCGAAAACATGTTGAAGGCAGCGACCGCTGCCACCGGCATGCAGACGCGCTCGTTAAAGGAGTTGCGTTCTGGGGCGGACGACGCTCGCGTGTCCGTCGAGGATTACGTTGATCTTTACGCGCGCATGGTGCGGTCTGCGTCAGGTGTTGCCAAGTCCGAGAACGAAATCGCTCTGGCTACCAATCTCGTTTCCAAGGCGTTCAAGGCTGGCGGCGCGTCTGCGCAGGAACAGGCGGCTGGTATTCTCCAGCTCGGCCAGGCACTCGGCAGTGGCGTTCTGCAGGGTGACGAGCTGCGCTCGCTGCGCGAAAATGCGCCCATTGTTGCCAAGGCCATCGCGGATGAGTTCGGCGTTACCGTTGCTAAGCTGAAAGATCTCGGCGCCGAAGGCAAACTCACGTCTGACCGCGTGTTTAGAGCAATCATCAACGCCCAGAAATCCATCGAAGCGCAGTTCGCCGCGACGAATGCCACGATTGGCGACGGCATGACTGCCATCAACAATGCAATGCTTCAATATATAGGCACTGCTGGCGATATGACGGGCATCTCGGCCACCGTATCGCGCGCCCTGATTCTAATTTCGCAGAATTTCGACCAGGTAGCGGACGCAGGCATGCAGCTGGCTGCGGTTCTGGCCGGTGTGCTGGTCGGTCGGTCTTTGGGCGGCATGATCCGCACGCTTGGCACGACGACGGCTGCATTAGTCAAGTTTCATCAGGCAGCGAAGGCTGCGCAGGGCGCAATGGGCTTGGTGCAGGCCATGGGCGGGCTTGGTGCTGCTGCTGGTCCGCTTGGTGCGATCATCGGCGGCGCGCTCGTGCTGGCGGTAGGCAATTATACCGTCAGCGCCATGGAGGCGCAGAAGAACTCGGACACTCTTCGCGCGGAAATGGAAAAGCTCGGACTGGTTGCGCCGAAGGCTGCTGACGGGATCGACAAAACCGCCGAGTCGTTGGACAAGCTGGCCGACCCTGAAAAGGTGCGGAAGCTTAAAAGCATCAATGATGAAATTGAGCGCCTGCGCAATGGTGGCGGACGCTTCGGCAGCCTGTTCGGCAAGGGCGACGAACTTGATCTACTGTCAGCGAACGCGACATCACCGCTACAGAACGTCATTCAAAATCTGAGCATGTCGGACGCTGACAAGTCAGCCCGTCGCGAAATTGCTCAGCTTATCGAAGATTTCAAGACGTTCCAGATTTCGGCGAGTGACGCGCAAAAGAAGCTGGCAGACATTGGAAACACCAATGTAAGCATGGGTGTTGTTGAACTGCTCGATAAAGTTCGAGAGTCAGTTTCCGGTATCAGCCAACTTCAAGCTTATTCAACGCGTTTTGGCAACGAACTTGAGGCAAACGTCGGCAAAGTCGGAGAAGAAATTCTCGGCCTGAAAGGCATGCTTCAGGAAACGGCCAGTGTCGGCGTTATCTCTCAAGAACAATACAATGAACTTTCCAAGCTAATCGATGAGTTCGCCAAGACTGGTCGCGGTGCAGATACCCTGAAACAGCGACTAACGGAAATCGGAGACGGTAAGCCGAGCTTCGATTGGCTTCACGGACAGTTTGATAGCCTGATAACGAAGATGCTTGTCGTCATCAAAACGGCACAAGACGCTGGACGTGCCATGCAGATGGCCTACCCGGTTGGCGTTCCAGACGAAGCCAAGGCGACAAGCTCTGCGAACGATCCTTATATCGTTCAGCGAAAGAAAGAGAACACAGCCGCTGCCGACTTCGAAAAGAACGCGACCCGGCGAGCTGGTCTGACTAAGGATCAACTAGCGCTCGAAACGAAGCTCGCGGATGTCCGCAAGCGCCTTCAGGCCGAGGGAGTCACGACGCCCGACGAAGCTATGGTCAAGCGCATCGCTGACGCCGAACTGGCTGGTGAAAAAGCTCGATCCAAGGAAGGCAAAAAGCCGAAAGACGTCAAGAAGTCCACCGACCAGAAGATCGACAGTGACATCCAGGCTGTGAAGGATCGCACGGCGGCTTTAGCGGCGGAAGCCGAGATGGTCGGCAAGTCCACTGCCGAGCAGGAAAAGCGTCGCATCGCAATGGATCTCGAGCAGGCCGCGCTGGCGAAGCTCAAGGACGAGGCGATCAAAAAAGGCCAGAAAGATTTGTCGAACATAAAAATTTCGGCTGATCAGCGGGCCCAGATCGACCAGGTTGCTGAAGCCTATGGACGGGAAGCGGCTGCTTTACAGTTAGTTGAAGACCGGCAACGCCGATCAGAGCAGGCCGCGAATGATTTTTACGGGTCGTTCAAAAGCAGCACGATCGGCGCAATAACTGGTGCAAACAGTCTGGCGGACGCCTTGAAGAACATCGGCAATCGCTTGGCTGATCTGTTCCTAAATGCTGGCTTCGACGCATTGTTCAAACCGTCGTCTGGCGGAATGAGCGGTGGAGCATTTGGCGGTTTCTTCAACAGCATCGGCAGTTTGATCGGACTGAAAGACGGCGGGCAGATACCTGGCTATGACAGCGGCGGTCGTATTCGGGGCCCAGGCGGACCACGTGACGATAAGGTGTTGCTTTGGGGTTCAAACGGCGAATTCGTCATGAACGCCGCTGCGACGCAGAAGTGGTTGCCCATCCTGGAAGCCATGAACGCCGGCAAACTGCCACAGCGGCGCGATGGCGGTGGGATTGGTTTTTCAGCACCAAGGATCTCTTCGGCGCCTATTCCAGTTCCGAGTATCCCGAGTGTGGCGCAGTTAGCCGGCAACTCCAGCGTCGATAACTCGCGCACCGATAATTCGGTGAGTGGGCCGACCATCAACGTGACCGTCAACGGAGCAACCGGCAATGCCGAAGTCGCGGCAATGGTGCAGGAAGGGCTCGCGAAGGGCATGATGGCCTGGCAGCGATCACCACAGTTTGCGAATGCAGTTTCGCAGGGCGTCAAACAAGCAAATAGCCGCGGAATGCTGCGGCGCTGACTTAAACAAGGACGGTCTTCGGGCCGTCCTTTTCTTTTTGGAGATATGGATGAATATCTATTTTGTTACGCCTGCGCCGGCGCAGGGTGGCGACATTCGCGTACTGCAGGACGATGAAAAGACGCCGATTGTCGGGTTCTTGTCACATGAGGATGCGGATGATTTCGCACAGCGCATGGCACGTCGCTATCCCGGTAATCAGTTCTGGGTCATGGAAGGCACGGCCACGAAGGCATTCATAACTGATCCATTGCCGGTGCGTGAATGCACTCCGGCCGTCGGGGAGTTCTGAAATGGCCGAAACCCTTCCCGAAGGCCTGAACTATCAGGCCAGCCCGCTCAAGCTCAATCGGTCGGTTTCAACTTCACGATACGGCGATCGGGCTGTTTCGTTCATCGAGAATGGCGATCCATATTGGTCGTGGACCGCCAGTATAATTTCGTTGAGCCCTGCCGACCGAAAGCGGCTTGAGGCGTTTTCAGATCGCTGCCGCGGCGGCATGGTCACAGTTCACTATACCCCGAAAGACGCATGTATTCCGCAAGCCTATTGGGGTGATGCCAATAATCCGGCAATCACCGGCACTGCGACGCTAGCCGCGATCAGCGGAAACACGCTGACGTTCAACGGCGTGGCGTCTGGTCTGAGATTGACGGAAGGCGACCTGATAGGCCTATCGACCGGTGAGTACAACTTCATCGCTCGTATCGCCACTGATACCGCAGCAGCCAGCACGAGCATGCAGGTGAAGATCGAGCCGTTCTTGCCTTCATATATCGGCGTCGGCTCCACGGTGCGTTTCAAAAATCCAGTCCAAAACATGCGGATGATGCCGAACAGTTTGGAAATCGGCGATGGCTTTTTCCCTGGGGCATCTTTTCAGCTTGTTGAAGTGCCGAAGTGAAAGGACTTGTATGGGCGCGATGGACGCATCATATAATATCAGGCGGTATCAACTGATGCTTGACGATATCAACAAGTGGTTGACTGAATGTACTCCTTGGAGTATATAAAACGTACATAAAGTTTCGAGGTGGGAACGGCCTCCCCACGCACCCGTAAGGGTTAGTAGCGCGCAAGCGTGAAGAGATCTAGGAAGTTGGCAGCCTAGCGGAAATAAAAAACCTCGCTTAACGGCGGGGTTTTTTATTGTACGGATATGAGATGTCCACGACGAACGCGGTTCTCGAGCTTATTGTAGTCAATGGGATAGGTTGATTTAACGAGATATATTCCTTTTTTGGTCGGCTTGATCAGTACGGCGACTAAAACGATCAATCCAGATTCCGTGACCTCGCGAACCAGCTCAAATCCACCGTCAGTATGATTGGGCGACTGACCGACGTGCGTTGGTTCAGTTACGGTTTGTGAAAGAAAAGGCAAGCACGACATGTAAGTGTCGGGATGCCGTTCAAAGGCATGTTTCTGCGCTGGAATGGTGAATGCTACATGACCAGCAGTCAGTTCGAGCCCAAATTGTTTTAACGCTTCCACTGGCAATTGCCCAAGTGTTAGCGGTCGGAATTTCTGTTCAGTCATAGCTTGCCGCCCCAATAATGAATGCCTTATTGCATCCGATACGAGCAAGCACAATCCACAATTCGGCGACTACAGTGTACTGTGGATGGGCGGATTTTCTGGGGGTAGTAATGAGCGCGGGTTGCTTGGAACAATAGAAGAACATAAAATATAGGTTCGACCAATTGAGGCGAATCGATTGACCCACCGAGTGGAAGTGCCAGCGGCAAACCTTCGCAATATAGATCAGTTCGAAATAGAGCCAAGTGCGGCCATTGTTTCAGAAATAAAGCAGCATATAAAAGATACGGCAGATCCATGTTCATGGTGGGGGCATTCACACACAGCGCCACCACCCAAAGCATTCGTGGTATATTTAGATGATTTTGACGTACCCGCTCCGAAGGGAGTAAGGGCGGTAGCGCCATGCCCGTGTTGCAGTCCATTTCATGCGAAATATAAGAATGGCGGCAAGATCGCTTGGTTTCCACACGAGAAGGTGATCCGTTTAATCGGTCCAT